AAGATTCCGATATGAACGCAGTATCCCACCTTTCCTCCACCGCCACCAGCAACACCTGTCTGGCCGCCGCACTCACCGCCGTTGGCATTCCCCTTGCCGAAAAGCCGTTCGTCCGAGTGGTCGGCGACGGCATCCGGGGCGAGCGCATGGTTTGGTTCTTCGAGCCCCAAAGCCCGGACGGGGAATTCCAGACGAAGGAACTCATCGCCGCGTGGCATGACGACGCCTGGCACCTGGCTAACCCGGAGCATCCTTTCGCCTACATCAAGTGCGCCCTGCTCAACCGGGAACGGCTCGTGGACAAGGTGAAGCAGGACGTGCCGCTCGCCTGCATCAAGCGCCGGGGCAAGATCGCGTTCATCCCGCTCAATGCCAGTCCCGCCACCGAAGACATGTTCCTCCGTTACCTCTGACACCCCATGAACGACACCGACCGCCAACAACATCTATCCGCCGCCTTCCATGACGTAGAGGTCATCGTCGGCGGCCACGCCATGCGCCCGCTATCTCTCGCCAGCTACGACGTGCTCCTGCGCACCGGCAACCCGCTGGTCAAGGGGGATACACCGTCCGAGGGCACGCCTGAGTTCACGTCCGCGATCATGGGATTCGTCTATACCCACTGCGCCCCGTGGCCGGAGGTGGTCCGGGCGTCCTTCAACGATCAGGCGTTCCGGGAGGCCGCGCTCATCTTCTGTGGCGGGCTGACTCCAGGGGATTTCCAGACCGCTTTCAAGCGGCTTGAGGAACAAAGCCGCGAACTGGAGGCGGCACAGGTGGATCCCGTGGTTGGCATCGGCGGAAAAAAGCCCCGCCCTGCGACGAGCCAGGCTTCCTAGCAGCCCAGGTGTTCGCCATCGCCGCCGAAACCGGCTGGCCCGAGGAGCGGATTCTGTTCATGCCACTGGCGCGGATGTTCCAATACCAGCACTGCCTGCTGCGGCGCAATGGGGTGCGGGCGTGCTGGAGCAGCACAGGAAACCCGGAAGCCTCGCTTCAGTCCGCTTTGGCACAACTCAGGCTCCAGTGGATGGGTGCGCAGATTTAATGCGTTCCTATGCAAGTCGGAACATCATCCGATCGTAGATTTGGGTATGGATAAATCGGAGTTCCAGCAACACCTACTCTCAGCATACCAGTCAGGAACTCTCCTGACTCCCAAGCATGACCCAGATCAACTTCATATTACTTGGGACCGCCCACGCTCAGTATTGTCATTTGACCTTGCGACAAACTTGGAAACCTTCCTCATTGAAGGAGAATACTCCATTGTTGAGTATGAAAACCCGAACTACCCGGCATCCCCAAAGTACTGGCAAATCATCCCCGACCCCGGATCAACTTTCACAGTCGCTGGGTCGGGAGTGCCTGCGTATAGCGCGTTGCCGTCTTCGAGGCTTGATAGTCTTGTGGCGATTTCGGGAACTCGTCAGGGACTCCACCTATTTGCAGAGCACAGCCACACCATTCAAAACAGGCTTTCGTCAGGAGATTTGAGGTTGAACGGTCCACTGAACTCTGGGTCTTGATGCCGGAGGCGGTCAGTTGACTCCACCCCCGGCGCATGAGCGCCCTCACCGTCACCCTTGGAGCCGACATCACCTCGCTGAAGCGAGCCTTGGCCAGTGCCACCGAGCTTGTCGGTGCTTCCGCCCGCCGTATGGGCAAAATCACGGGCGCGGGTCTCGCCGGACTTGGCAAAGGCGGCATGGTCGCGATGACGGCCGGGATTGGCGCGGCGATGGCAGGGGCGGCTGCCGCAGTGGGAGTGGGAATGAAGTCGATCACCGCCGCTGCGGATTTCGAGCAGACGAAGGTTGCGTTCGCCACTCTGATCGGTGACGCCGCGAAAGCGGAGGCCACGCTCGCCAAGCTCCGGGAACTCGGTGCCGCCACGCCATTCGAGTTCCCAGAACTGGCCGACGCCGGACGCAAGCTCATCGCATTTGGTGAATCCGCTGACACCGTGCCCGAGACCTTGCGGCGTATCGGCGACGTGTCGGCGGGCGTGCAGGCACCGATCAGCGAGATCGCCGAACTTTACGGCAAGGCACGGGTCCAGGGGCGCTTGTTCGCCGAGGACGTCAACCAGCTCACCGGGCGAGGAATCCCGATCATCGGCGAGTTGGCGCGGCAGTTCGGCGTCTCGGATTCACAGGTGAAAAAGCTCGTGGAATCGGGCCAGGTTGGCTTCCCGCAGATCGAGCAGGCATTCGCTTCCATGACCTCAAAGGGCGGCCAGTTCTCCGGCATGATGGAAGCGCAGAGCAAGACCACCTCCGGCCTATTCTCCACGCTCAAGGACACGTTCAACGAGGTGTTCCTTACGCTCGGCCAGCCGATCAACGACGCGCTGCGACCGCTCATCGAGCAGGCAATCGGACTGGTCGCCACCCTCACCCCAATGGCCGCCGAGGCCGGGAAGCGAATCAAGGAGGCGGTTCAGTTCGTCATCGCGGTGTTCCAGAGCGGCCAGGCTCTCGACCTCATAACCTCCTCACTCCAACTCGGGTTCGCCGCCGGCATCAACGCGCTCGTGAGTGGATTCCGCTATGCCATCACGTTCTTCTGGCACCTGCTCACCGACGGGTCGATGTGGAAGAGCCTCGGCATGACGCTTCTTGGCGTGGCGGCCGGGTTCGGTGCCGCTTTGCTCGATGCCTTCAACACGCCAATCGTCTATCTGCAAGCGGGCATGGAATGGGTGGTGGCGACCCTGCTCAAGGGCCTGCTGAAAATCCCCGGCATGGACGAGTTGTTCGGGTTTGACTCCAGCGCCGTCGATTCAAACTGGTCATCCATCCTCAATTCCCGCAAGGAGGCGGGCGGCGATTTGTTCGGGATCAAGCCGAAGGAAATCGCTGCTGCCGCCGCTGAGATTATCTCCGGCAGCGCCCCGGCGCTTGGCGACAGTATCGCAGCGGCGGCAAAGAAGGCGGGGGAGTTCGGTGGCTCCAACCTCATCGACACCACGCGGATGAAAGAGAGCCTCGCCGGAATCATCGCCTCCATTCCAGGGATCGGACGGGAGGTGGAAGCGGTGAAGGCTGCGGGCAAATCGTCCGCCAAATCTGGTGCGGCCACGACCGCCGGCGAGGTGGCGGCACGGTTGGAGCCGATTGTCACCTCGCTTGGCAAGGTAGGTGGCGGCGGGTATTCGACCGGCACGCTCGATGCGCAGCGGGAGAACAACCGGCTCACCGGCGAAACCAACCGCCTGCTCACCGACATGACCCGCAAGATCGAGAAGCTCGGTGGCACGGGTCAGGCGGCGTTCGGTTGACGTGGTGCCAGTGGGCAAGATGCCCCACCATATCTCCATTCAGCCGGGAAAGCTCTATCCGCAGCCGGGATACACCCTCCAGATCGACAAGGAGGGCAAGTGGACCGCTACCCAGATCTTCCTCTGCCACCGCTCATCGGCCGTCGCCCTCATGCCGCGTCCGGGCACCCGCCACCCGGAGGTGCCATTCATCGAAATCTCACAGGTTACGGCCACCTTCACCGAGGGCGACCTCGCCGAAATCACCTGCCAGTATGCCGGGGCGGAGGAAAAGGACGAGGAAGACGAAAAGGCCAACGCGGTTTACACCATGGGCCTGTCGCTCAGCGAGGAACCGCTGCTCTCCCACCTCCGCTACAAGGACATTCCGCAGAAGGAACGCGAGGCGATCCAGCTTATCCAGTCGGGCAAAGACAAGGACGACCAGGGCAACAAGCTGCGCGACAAGGTGGAGACCGACCGGGGCAAGGAGGCGCTCGGCAAGATCGACCGTGGCCAAACGAGCTATTACAGTCCCCGCGTGACCTGGCGCGAAAGCTGGGTGCGGGACAAACCGGCCGCTGCCGCCGAACTCAACGACATCGGCAACATCGCCACCCCGTCCGGTCCCGCGCCCGAGTTGGCGGGTGGCCGCAATTGGCTCAAGAACGGCATCACCCAGACGCAGGAGGGCAAGGCGTTCCGCCTCGAAAACGAATGGCTCGCCAGCGACCGGGGCGGATGGGACGCCCAAATCTACAACGACTGACCGCCATGAGACTCCCACAAAAAAAGAAACCGGGCGATCCGATCATGGCGGAGGATTGGAACCTTTTGCTAGATGCCATCGCCGCACGCACGCCGCGCCCCGGTGACGGATTGAAGTTCATCTCATCATCCGGTGGCTTCGCCTATGCCGCCCCAAAGCCGCTCGACGCCATTCCGGGCCAGCCGCCGTTCTCGGTCATCGGCATCGCCAAGTCGGGAGGCGGTTACAAGGTCACGATCAAGGAAGGCTGGGTGATCGAGCGCCAGCCGAAGACCGGCTCGAAGCCGGCGGTGAAGTTCCACATGCCGGAGTATGGCGGCAAGGCGCTTGATTCAATCCCCAAGCCGGAAATCCAGATGTCATTTGGCG